TATTAATTTAAAAATATTTTGAAATAAATTTTTATTGTGTATTTTAGCATTATATACAAAATCTACTTCGCTATACTTTTAACGAAAAGAACAACATATTCTTTAAATAAAATACAATAAATGCTCTTTTTTCTTAATTTTAGTTAAATAAATGAATTTATTTCCTCTGCCTATTTTTTCAAAAAGAGTACAATACAAAACTTCTTTACTTATTAGCTTTACTATTTATAGTCCAACAAAACTTAGACATTTTCTTACTCTTTATCAAAATTCTAATGCTTTTTAGATTTCTTTTAATTTAGCTTCTAAAATGCCAAAACAAACTATATTTTAACTTCGCCACGCTTATTGCTTTTTAAAAAATAGAGTTTTATCGTAACTTACTTACTTTATTTGTATTAAGTTACGATGAGCCGATAAAATTCTAGTAATAAAATTATAATTTATTTTACTTATTAAAAAATTAGCTATAGACCTAACATTTATAGATAATTTTTTAATAGCAAAAAATAGGCAACAAGATGGCTAATTAAGACGCAAAGTACCTTCAAATAAATTTAATCCAGTAGCTCCATGTTAAATTTATCTTCATTGAAATTTCTACCTAAAAATTTACAAGCTTCTTTTACATCACGCAAGGCATTCCCAAGACAACTTGTTGCCCCTGGACTTGGTGTCATATTAAAGCTTATACCAACATCAGTGCTAATACTTGCCTCGCCCAACATTAACTTTTTTTGCGTCTTGTCTATTACTTGTGGTCGTACGCCACCAAAGCCATGAGCATAATAAACATCACTGACATTTAGCGATGGAACAATCTTGTGAGCATCTTTAACAAAAAGATGCTTGTTAAAATATGGTATCTCAAAGCCAAAATTTTTCATCACATAATTTCTAATGTCGCTGTCGCCAAATAGATCAATAAATACTCTTGCTACGCTTCTATCCATTCGTAGTATTTTTAAAAATTCCCAAAACGATGAGTTGCCATGATAACGTTCCAGTTTTGGCATTACAAGAGCAGTTGGTCCAAATCTAGTACAGCCATTAGCCAGGATATCAGGATCTCCGTGAAGAGCAGCAAATGGTAGTTTTGGATTTTGCACCATATAAACCTTACCATTTAAAAGTTTTTGTTTTGTTAGATAAAAACTACCAGCAATTGGCAAACAGCTATAGTTTAATCCATACCCCATTTTATGAGCCAAAAATAACGAGTGAGCACCAGCATTGACTACAACATAATTAGCACTAAATTCTTCTCCATTTTTTGTTGTGATAAAAAATACATCGTCGATGTGTTTTATTTTATCAACTTGTGAGTTGAAAAATACATCAGTTGTTTTATTTTCTTCTTTTGCGTGCTTAATCAAGCTCCTAGCCATTTGACCAAAATCTACAGTAGTATATTCACCACTCTCTACTCCCATTCCAACTACATTTTCGGTTCTATCTCCATTTTTTTTATGATTTAAGATTATATTTGGTTCTATTTTTTTTAGCTTTTCTTTGTTAAAAAACTGCAAATACGGATAAATTTCCCTAAACTGCTCAAATCTTTCACGAATCTTCTCAGCTTCTTCATCTCCAACACCAATTGCTATTTTTTGATGAGCGAACATAAATTTATTCTCATATCCGTGTTGAAGTCCATATTTAACAACCATACGAGCAGTTACACTGACTTTTTTTGCCTTTTCAAAGGTATAATTTGTTTCTATATCACCGCAGTGAACAGTTTGGGAATTACAGGTGCCTTTTGAGTTTAGACAGGATAGATCCTCGTATTTTTCTAATAGTGCTATACTAGAAATGTCGGTATATCTAGCAAGTTCGTAAAATAGGGCAGCACCAGATATGCCACCACCAACAACTATAACTTCATAATGATTTTGCATAATAGCTCCAAGAAGTTGTGAATTTTCTGAGATTTTGCCAATATTTTCTTTAAAATATATTAATTTTATAAAAAAATATTAAAATTTTATTATGCAAGTAACACTTTACCAAATATACTACGTCAATCAGCTATTTGCTTTAAAATCAGCCAAAAGCTCTGCATCACATTTTGGGCAATACTTATGCTCTCCATTTATATAACCGTGTTTAGCGCACACGCTAAATATTGGAGTTATGGTAATATATGGCAATTTATAGTTGCTTACCACGCTTTTTACTAGGCTTTTACAGGCTTCGACTGAGCTTATGCGTTCTTTCATGTAAAGATGCAATACAGTTCCACCAGTATATAAAATTTGAAGCTCATCTTGAAGATCTAATGCTTCAAAGGCATCATCTGTAAAATTTACTGGAAGCTGAGTGGAATTAGTATAGTAGATATTATCGCCAGATCCAGCTTGAATAATATTTGGATAACGTTTAATATCCTCTTTAGCAAAGCGGTAAGTTGTTCCTTCTGCTGGAGTAGCTTCAAGGTTATAAAGATTGCCAGTTTGCTCTTGAAATTCTCTAATTTTATCACGTAAGAATTTCACCATCTCAATTGCAAAATCTCGACCAAAATCAGTTGCGATATTCTCCCTATCATCTGTAAAATTTCGTAAAAGCTCATTCATTCCATTGATGCCAATCGTGCTAAAATGATTATTAAAATGCTTCAAATATCTAGCTGTGTATGGATAAAGACCACGATCATACATCTGTTGAATAAATTTTCTCTTCTTTTCAAGTGTAGATTTAGCTAAATTTAAAAGATAATCCAACTGCTCATAAAGACCTTTTTTATCATTTTTATAAAGATAACCAAGACGTGCTAAATTTATAGTTACAACACCAATTGAGCCAGTCATCTCGGCCGAACCAAAAAGTCCACCACCACGCCTAAGCAGCTCACGTAAATCTAGTTGCAAACGACAGCACATTGAGCGAACGTGTCCTGGCTTATAAGCATTTTCGTTTGGGATCAAGTCACCATTTTCATTGCGAGTATATTGTGAGCCCACAAAATTTTGAAAATAGCTTGAACCCATTTTTGCAGTATTTTCAAATAGAATTTCAGCCACTTCACTATTCCAATCAAAATCCTCAGTAATATTTACAGTTGGAATCGGAAAAGTAAATGGCTGAGAGCATTTATCTCCAGCGGTCATAACTTCATAAAATGCCTTATCAATCCTTGCCATTTCAGGTTCAAATGCACGATAAGTCATATCTGTGAGCTTTGCAAAACCGCGTTCATTTGCCAATTGTTCTAAATTTTTATCACTAAAATCACTAAAAATATGTCGATTTTCACGCATAGGTATTTGATCCCTTAGATCAATTGGACAAGTTATATCAATAGTTACATTTGTAAACGGACTTTGACCCCATCTGGCAGGTACATTTAAGTTAAAAATAAAACTAGTTATCGCTTTTTTAATCTCTTTATCGCTTAACTGATCGGCAAAAACATATGGTGCAAGATAAGTATCAAAACTAGAAAATGCCTGGGCTCCAGCCCACTCAGATTGCAAAATTCCCAAGAAATTTGCCATTTGATAAAGTGCTTCACGAAAATGCTTTGGTGCCTTACTCTCAACCCTTCCACGAACGCCATTAAATCCTTCATTTAGCAGTGTCCTTAAACTCCAGCCAGCACAATATCCTGTAAGGCAGTCAAGATCATGAATGTGATAGTCGCCATTTCTGTGTGCCAAACCCTCCTCTCGTGAGTAAATTTTATCTAGCCAATAGTTGGCAATAACTTTTCCAGCGGTATTATTAATAAGTCCTGCGTTTGAATAGCTAGTATTTGAATTAGCCAAAATTCGCCAGTCTGTGCCGTTTATATATTCTTCAATCGTCTGCGTTGAATTGACATAAGTTGTATCTTCATTTAGTCCCAAAATTTGTTCTCGCTGCATTTTGTGCATGTGGCGGTAAAGAATAAAGCTTTTCATTACATCAAAATGTCCAGCACCAAAAAGTGCCTTTTCAATGGCATCTTGAACATCTTCAACGCTTAAAATTTCTTTATCTATAATACTTTGCATTACAGTAGCAAAAACATTTACATCGTAATTTTTACATTCACTAGCAAAGGCTTTTTGTATTGCATCGCTTATTTTATGAGCTAAAAATTCTTGCCTTGAGCCATCTCGCTTTAAAATCTGTTTCATTATTTTTCCTGTTATAAAATTCAAGTGAGTATATAAAAAAATAGCTTAAGTTTATATATATTATTTTGATAATATATATCATATTTTCATTACATTTTAAGATAAAATTTTAAGTAGTTACATTAGTGTGATTTCTTTATTAAGCATTTATATCGTATAAAATTATATTTTTAATTTAATATTTCTTAAATAAAATTTTTAATTTATTTTAATAATATTTATGGTCAATAAAAAGTCAATATCTCAAAGTATAGTAAATTATAAGATTAAAATGTGCTTATTTTTTATTATTAGTTTGCTAGTTTCATGCATTTATTTAATCTATCGCCAAACTTATCTAAAATCATTTTAATAAGTATGCTTTTACTTAAATCTAAAGATTTATCTGTGCTTAAGATTAGGTGCGATAGTAAATTTCCATTACTTAAATGACAATGATTCATTTACTTATAGACTTATTACTAATTTGCTTTAATAGTAAAATCTAGGTTTATTAATTAAATTTAAACAAATTCTCTATTATTAATTTAGAAAGATTTTTATGTAATTTTGTACTCTTTACATATTAAAATTCTAGTTAAATTTACTGCGCTCATTGCTTTTTAAAATATAGTTATATCGTGATTTACTGCTTATTTTATTTAATTAAATTAAAAATAGTCTTTATGTTTAAAATTTATTATTAAGTTTAATCTAAATATAATGTACGATAAATTTTAATTAAGGAACAAGAGTGCAAACATTTAAGCTTATAATTGCAATAATTGGTATAGTAACAGCAATCTACTTGCTAATTAAAAAGAAAGACACCAGAACAGTTCTTATCGGAGTTGGGTTAATACTTTGTCTAGTTTCATTAAATCCGATGGAGGCTCTAACATCGTTTGCAAAACGTATGACAAGTGGGAGCCTTATTATGGCAATTTGTGCTTCTATGGGTTTTGCTTACGTTATGAAATACACCAAATGCGATCAACATTTGGTAAAAATTTTAACAAAACCTCTTAGAGGGCTTGGATTTTTGCTTATTCCTCTAACAACAATCCTAACATTTTTTATCAACATTGCTATACCTTCTGCTGCTGGTTGCTCGGCTGCTGTTGGTGGGACCTTGATACCAGTATTGATGGCGTCAGGTATTCGCCCAGCTATGGCGGCAGCTGCTGTATTTTGTGGGACTTTTGGTTCTATGCTTAGTCCTGGGAGTTCACATAATGTATTTGTAGCAGAAATCGTAACAAAAAGTACAGGTATAAATACAACGGTAGCTGATATGATCAAAGCCCAATTACCATACACAGTAGGTGCTTTAGTACCAGCGGTTGTATTTTTGTGTTTAATGGCGTTGATATTTAAAGACTACGTAAAAGGCGAAAATTTCTCATTAAATTTAAACAAAAATCAAAATGAAAGTATTCAAAAAGCCAATATCATCTACGCATTAATGCCATTAATTCCATTAATCATCTTGATTGTAGGCGGTACAGAACTAAGCCAAAATGAGTGGCTAAAATGGACAAAAATGGGCGTAGCAGAAGCGATGTTGCTTGGAGCAATAATAACAATAATAGCAACACTAACAAATCCAGAAAAAATTACAAAAGAATTTTTTACTGGTATGGGTTTGGCATATGCTGATGTTATGGGTATTATTATAGCCGCTACTGTTTTTGTTTCTGGACTTAGCGAAACTGGAGTAGTACAAGTAGCTATAGAATGGCTTAAAGGCTCATCGGATTTTGTACGTTGGGGCGGAACTTTTGGACCATTTTTTATGGGTTTATTAACAGGCTCAGGCGATGCGGCGGCTATGGCATTTAATGAAGCTGTTACGCCGCATGCCATTTCTCTTGGATACAAAATTCAAGACATGGGTTTAGCAGCTGCTACAGCTGGTGCTCTTGGTAGGACAGCTTCTCCATTAGCTGGTGCTGCAATAGTATGTGCTGGACTTGCTATGATAAGTCCAGTTGAGGTTGCCAAGCGAACGGCTCTTGGTATGGTTGCTGCAACGATATTTTTAGCACTATTTCAATTATAAATTTATTTTAATATAGATTTTGGGTAAACTCTAAGCAATAAATCCCAATATCTATATTATTATAGACTCAACTAAACTCAATCAAATTTTCTCTTATCAATTTCAACATTTTCTGATGTAAGCTTCTGCGTAGTTTTAGTGCTATATTTAAACTCACACTCTTTTAAATGAATCAAAAATTCTATTTATCCATTAAATTTTAACCCTTCTCACTTTTTTCGTAAAAAAATTTCTCATTTTTAACCTTAATGTAAAAAATGAGATTTTTTACCCCTCAAATTCAATCTCTATTTCGTAATTATCCGTGTTTAATCTATGGCTTACGCTTTTGATACTAAATTCATTTGCTTCTAGCCCCGCTATGCCGCTAAATTTAAGCTTTCCGCCCGCTACTATATTTGCGCCGGGTAAACTACACCTGCCGTTTATGCCGCCTTTTTGCAGTTCGTTTAGCTTAGCTTCGCTCATTTTAAAGGCTTCGTTATCTGATTTGGGTTGGGCTATTTGCATTCCTCGCGAAGCTCGGTAAGAGCGCTATCGTTTCCGATGAATATCGCATGACGAATGTAGTCATCGGCTTCTTTGATTGCTTCATTGATCTCCTCTAGCTCTATCTCCTCGGAGCCAGGTTCATATCGCTCGTTAAGCTCTTCAAGTTCTTTTGCCGTTAGCGACGTTAAGCCTAGTTCTTTTATTCTCTGATTTAGCAATTCATCGCTTACGTCCTCTTCGTATGAGTAGATTTCGCCTTTAAAATTCTTAAAATATTTCACACTTGCTCCTTTATCTTAACTCGGTCCATTTATACAAAAGCGTAGAACCTTTAATGTTGATTAGGACTACTTTGTATCTAGCTCCTTTGGGGACGATACCTCAAACCGTCGCTATCGGCGTAGTCTCGACCATGTTGCCAAAATAAGCCTCGGACGCTAATGCGTCGTCGATAAATAGTTGAGCTGCGACGGTTCCTCCTTGTAGACTGGCTTTCGCTATAACGCTTACGTATACCGGTTTATCGCTAGTATTTTCGTAAACGGTATCCGCTCGCCTTTGCTCCGTTAGGTCTAGTAAAGTTTGATTCGCTCCGAGCCCACCTAAAAGCGATGCTACTTTGCTAAACTTTGCACTTCGCAAAAATGCGTTACTGCTATCGTTTATGCGGTAGACTATGTGGCAATCGTCCGTAAAGGTAGCATCTTGGGCAGAGTTCGTCATCCTAAAATACTCCGCTGATATATATCTACCCGCAAAATCTCCGTTTGCGTCTCTTTGGACTATTACGTTTGCATCGGAAGTAGATGAAACGCTGCCCATGGCCACGTTCACCCACGGGCGCATTACCGCCGATTTTCCGCTTATGACGAAAATATCCCCTTGGGCTTTATAGCAAGCAACAGAAATTTCACCCTCTACGATGTGAAGCCCAACGTGTGCGTAGCTAACGCCAGCGGGGGCATATTCACGACGGTCCTTAGACTGGCGTTGTAGTAGTATACGCCTCGCTTGAGACCATTCCAGTATGAAGGCGAATTTGCGTCTCCATTGGGTAGTAGTCCGCAACTTTGCACGAACGCTGAGCTACCAAGTCCGTCTAGTTTTTCTCTATCGGCGGCCTTGGCGGTCGAGTCTAGTTTTATTCGAAACGAGCGCGGCGAGCGAGCTTGATTTTAGCGTTTCGATCTCGCCTTTTAAATAGCTCGTTCTATTAGCTAGCTGAATAGCTTGCTTGTTGCTTATTCCGTCCGCGCCGCCGACTACTGTGTCGGTCGTTTCTAGTTGATAAATCCCACTCTCCCAAGCGGCGTTTTCTCTTAAATTAGCCATTTTATACACTCCGTAATTGTAAGTTCTATCGTAGTTTGCCGCACCGTCGTATTTAAGTGCGCTAGTTCTGGCTTCACCGCTACTAATACGCACCTAGTGGGCGCAGCGGCGACGCGTATGAGTGCCAATTCATAGACGAAAATACGCTTTTAAGCGTGGAGCTTATAAAAAAGACTACGTGCCCGCACTCCCCGCCAAAAGCGTCCCGCAATACGCAGGATTTGACGTCGGTCGTACGAAAGATAGATCGGCTCATATCGCAGTATACGATGAAGGCGGCGTAAAGAAGCTAAGCGTACTAGACGTCGTAGCAAAAGCTAGCTTTGAATCGCAAGAAAATCTACTCATAGATTTTTTGCGCCTAAACCCTTTAGCTATGCAAAAGATAGATAAAACAGGTATCGGCATGAGCGTAGCCGAAAAGGTAAAAAGACGCTTTCCTTCAAGGGTGTAAGGGGTCTATTTTACGCAAAGCAGCAAAGAGGCTATGGCTTTAAATTTAAAAAAGCACTTTGAGGATAAAAGCATAATCACCCCAAACGACCCGGCATTAATAGCCGATCTTCACGCTATAAAGCGAAAAGCGGGCGCTAAAAGCTTTATTTATGACAGCGACTGCAACGAACACGGCCACGCCGACCGCTTTTGGGCGTTAGCTTTGGCGCTTAGCTACTTTGAAAAGGTGAGGGATAAGAGGGGGAAAGGCGTATATAATTAGGTAAAATCAGAAGTTGCCCATAAGCTTGTGTTCTTCCGATAAAAACACGACTGTTTTTTCGTCGACCTTTTTCATGTCTAGCACGGAAGATATGACATCGTCTATTGAAGTTATAATAACCTGTATTCCCTGACTTGCTAGTCTTAAAATAGCTTCAAAAGTACCTTTTTGCCACTCGTTTTTATCGCCGTCAAAAGGACTATCAAAAGCCAAAAAATGAAAAAAATTATTATCTTTATACATTTCTAAAAGCACTGCAGAAAAAATAAAGCACAATAATTTTTTTATGGTTTTGCCTTTTTCTAAATCATTGTCAAAACCTTTTTCTCCTGCTATTTTTAAATCAAATTCTATATTATCTTCTTTGTTAAAACCTACAGAAAAAGCAGCATCTTTACCGAACACGATAGTGCTATATTCGCTTATTTTTTCTTGTATTTGTTTTATAAAAGAGGTTTTTACAAGCTCTTTGTTTCTTTCAATTACAAGATTTAAGTTATTTTTTTGTGAAACTATTTCCGCTTTTTTATTATTGATAAGATTAAATTTATCGAGTCTATCTTTGTGCGAGTTTATCTCTATTCTTAAATTTGTTATCTCTTCTTGAAGCTTTTTAAATTTATCCATACTGTCCGTATTTTCTAGGACTGATAAAATTTGCATTCTTTTCTCATTAAGTTCTTTTAGTTTAGCGTCTATACGATCCAAATCTTTTTCAAATTTTACTTTATTTTCGTTAAAGGTCTTTGCTCTTTCTTCTGCTAGCTGTTTATTAAAATGTATAACGCTTTGATAATTTTTTCTTAAATCTTCTGGAAACAAGACTTTCATTTCTTTAAATAAAGCCTCTAAGTCATCTTCTTTAACGATTATCTCTTGATTTATAAATTCATCTATATAGGCAATTTCTCTCATAATAGAGTTTCGCTTTTTGTTTAATGTGGACGTGTCCGCTTCTATCTTATCTACAAGCTCTTTGCTAATATTTTTTTCAGATAGATAAAAATCAAACTTCTCATACATATCGTCTTTTTCTTTTAGGCGTCGTTCATATATCAATAGCTCTGCTTCAATTTGTTCTTTGGTTGTATAGTCGCCCAAACCTTCTTCAAGTAAAGTTATTTCTTGCTCTATTTTTTTTATAGTATTTTCTATATCGTATTTTCTTTTATGTTTTGACCATCTATAGAAAGCAAATTGGCAACGATCGGCTTAAAGTCTATATCATTAGCCCTTAAAAATTTGTTGAGCCTAAAAATATCGCTTTGATTATCCTGATCTCTTAAAAAATATGATAAATAGTTTCTAAAATTATCGACTTTAAAATTTAATATAGAATTTAGATATTCTTTTATGGCATCCAAACCGCCTATTTTATCAAAATTCTCGCATTCCAATAAAAGCTCGGATGTTTGGGTCTTTTTAATGCCTATATTAGCCCTGCCTTGAGCGGGTCGTTTTATGGTTATATAGTAGTCTTTAAATTTTAATTCCAAAAAAAAGATGAAATCTTTAAAATTTTCTCTACCGAATACGCCCTTGTCTTTTTTTAGTAAACAAAAATCTATTAAAGCAAATAGCGTACTTTTACCTACGCTATGATCATTACTTAATATAAAATTTATATCATCGTTAAATATTATAGGTTTAAAAATTTCACTATTATTTGCATAAATTTTAGATAGTTTCATTCTTTACCCTTATAAGCTCATCATACTCTTTAATATACTCAATCTGCCCTAAAATAAACAAAAAATTTAAAGCATATGCAAAATCTATTTGTTGAATATTGTTTTGCTTTTTTATCTCTTTGTATATAAGACCTAGTTTTATTCCATACTGCGTATTTAGTCTATTTAATATCTCTTTAGCTACGACTAGCGGACTTCTTTTTATATCCTTACTTATATGTGTCTTTATATATCTAGTTTCCATTTTTTTCACCGATATAGCAGTATCTGTATAGATAAAATATAATAAGTTGCATTACGTCTTTTATCTCGCTGTCGTCTATGATTGATGTGTGTTCTTGTATAATCTGATTAAAAATATAGGGATTTAATTTATTGGAGTTTCTATTTTTAAAAGAAAAAATACTTATCCTGATACTTTTGGCTGAGCGCTCTATATGCTTCGTTAAATTATTGTCTTTAAAAAATCGTCTAAAATCACAAGTTTAGCTTCTTCCTCTTTTATAAACTCCGTATAAAATCGCTCAAGTTCGTTTATTTTGTTTTTAGTATCTATCTTGATAAAATAGTCGTCATATTCTATTGTTTGGCAATCGCTTTCAAACTTGTTTAATAGCTCTATAATTTCCTTTGCATTGGTCTCACAAATGCTTGATAATCTCCCTATGTCAATATTTATCTTTTCAACAATATTATTTATGGTTTGGTTACCGCTTACTACGATATTGCTATTGGGATTATTCGAAATATTATTATCTAGCATCGTTATTTATATTCTGATCGCCATTGATTACGATATTACTATTTGTGTTATTTGAAATGTTGTTATTGCCGACATTTGTTTTAGGTGTCTTTTTATATGCTTTATAGGCAACAATAACACCGATTACCGTGGCAACAACACCCACAATCACAACAATATCCATAGTTGTAAAATTCATAAAAAGCCTTCAACATTTTTGCGGATTATATATCATTTCCTATAAAATCAAGGTAAAAAATGAGAATTTTTATATTTTTAAATCTGCTTTTAAGGCCTACTTAAAAATAATTTTTATCTCTTTTACGATCTCTTGTCCGATATTTTCCGCAAGAGCCTTGTTTGCACGTTTTAAACCGCCGTTTTTATAGATATTCCAAGCGTTTAACAGATATGGATTTGCCTTTATACCGGGGTGTTTTACCTTTTTACCAAAAAATAATCCCGCCTTTTTATTGGCTAAAGCTTTTTTATTTTTGGGTTTTATGATGTAAGGCCTTGTCCCGTTGTGAACAAATTTAGCGTATTTTACTTCCGCTGTGTTGCCGATCTTAACCTCACTAGAAGTCGCGCTAAAAACTCTAATATTTCGTTTTAAAGTGCCACGTGTCTTTAGATTTGAGATCGGTGCAGTCTTTTCTTTGGCTACTTGCGCTACGCCCGAACCCACTCTAAAAAGGAAGTCTTTTAAATATTTGTCGATATTTTTCATTTTATACTTTGAAATTTTCTTTTATGTATTCTAATGCGTCTATAAAAGTACCGCTAAAACTCTCTTTTTTTATCCACTCATCGCCTTTTTCGTCAAGATCGCAAACGACGAATTTGCAAGTTTTATTAAACATGGCGATCTTTTTACATTCACTTATAGCCTCATCGCTTGGGAGGACAATGTCATAAATCCAGGTAATATCATCATTAAGCACTTCAAATTGAGCAAAAATTTCAATCTCCATACCTTTACCCAAACTGGCGTTTTTAGTGCTCTCTATCGTCCAGCCGTTACCTAGGCAAATATTGCAAATTTCCATTTTATAATCTCCGCTTTATCTAAAACCACGCTTCTTTTAAAATATCTTTCCAGATTATCGCTCGGTTTAAATATATTATATAAATAATCACCATCAAACACCATAAAATAGCCGTTTTGGCTTACGGCTACGCTTCTGTTTGCATGTCCTCTGTGTGGAGCTATCTTTAAGATAGAGTTGAGTGCCTTTATAGTATCTACTGGGCTTACGCTTCTTTTTGATGAACTTACAGAGTGATTGTAAGTCTTTTTGTTTGCATATCGCTCAACGCCCATTTTATCTATATGTTTTATAATCTCATTTTCGTAAAAGGGCTGTGTATTTCTCATCTTTACGCCATCTATCTCTTCTTCATCAACCCATACTGGTATGGCTTCCGTGCGGCAGCGAAAGTGATAAGGTGGAAGTCCAAAATTACTATCCATCTTATCGCTTTTGCCTAAATACGCTTCGCTTCTCCACGCTGCGGCCGCCTTTTTGCTAGCTAGGCTATTTGCGTTTAGTATTTTTTTCGCTTGTGCTTCAAGGTGAGCCGCAGGGATTATGCGCCCGTGCATCGAGCGGCAAATTTGTGTCGTCCTAGCGTCCATAATAGCTAAAATTTTATAATATTTTACGCCGTATTTAGCCCCTTGCGTTACGGTAGCGACGTTTCTAGCCTGCAATGCTATATGATCGCTCACGCCTTTAAAATAGCTCTCGTCCGCGCTTAAAATAGAGCCAAATTCTCTTTTTAACTCCGCGCCGATCTCATCAAGCTCTATCTCGCCTTTAAAAACGCCCTCTATCTTATCTTTTAGCCTGTTTTGCAGATTTTCGTTATACTCTTTGCCCATCCAATAAAAGCTCTTTCTCATCGCCTCCACTGCATCCGCGTCTATCTCGTTAAAAACGAACGCTAGAGTTTTATTCATACTTTCAGCCACTTTTTTTAGAGCTCTTTTGGATAAGATGATATATAAATTTTCAAGATCGCTAGGCAGTACATCCATGTTTGCGCTTTTTGCTTTGTTTAAAAGCAACTTTTTTGGAGTTTCTTTATCGGTGTTTTCGGTGCTAATAGCTAAAATTTCAGCCGTTATGTTTTCCAACTTTTCTATTTGCACAGTGGTATAGTTTTTTAGTAAAAACTCTATATAGTCGCTCGATTTTAGTATTTTATATCTAGTTAGGGCTTTTAAAAATCTCATTTTTTACCTTCGATGCGCTCTATATATTCGGCGTATTCTATTAATTCTTTGTCTTTTATGGGCTTTTCTTCGGTCATCCAGCTATATCCACAGCCCTCACATCTTCTCATTCTTATATTTTTTAGTCCCTTAATCGTTTTTAAAACGCTCGTTTTTTCGCATGCGCATTTAGGACAAAGCATTTTATTTATTCTCCATCTTCTTTAAAACTATAAGCGTTTTTGAGGCCTCTCTATTTTTTATATACTCTATTTTTAGGTATAAATTTTTAGTTATCCGCTTTATGAAAAATAGCAAGGCTTTGTCGCTTTTATCATTAGCCACTCTTTGCCAAAGAGATTTTATGGCATATATTTGACTTTGCGTTGCAAACTCTGCTGTGCTGGACTTTGGATTATCTTTAGAGTCCATAACGGCTATTAAATTTATAAGCTCTTTTACTTTTAACTGCGCGCAGCTTTTTACGGTCAAACGCTAGCTTTACCGATGGATTTTTAGCCTTGTTTTCAAAGCTGCCATTACTTGGCTCTATGTACGGCTTTCTTTCCTCTTGCATAGCTTTATCGTAGCGCGGTAGGCGGTATATTACTTCGCAGCTTATATTTTTAAAAGTTATACCAAATGTCTTTATTTGCTCTGAATTTTCGCTCCAAAATTCTCTTAATCTTGCTTTTATACTCTCTTTATTCATCTCAAATATCTGCTTTGCGGCTGGATGGCTAAACGTAAAATGCAAATTTACGCCGCGGATCACGGCGTATTTGAAAATTTTCTCGCTTATCAGCTCGTTTAGAGCGAATTTAGCCATATCGTTTATCAGCTTTCTTTTATTTAGTTCTATCATAGTTTCATTCATCTTTAAACCTTTTAAAGAGCGTTAAAGTGGTTTAAAAACGCTCTTTAAAGGGCTTAAAGCCCTTTTGCCCTCTCTTTAAATTTCTTCAACTCTTCATAGTCAAATTTACAAAATACTAGGACTATCATGACATATAGACATAAGGCCATCATCATGTAAGGAACTAGCATTACAGTTATCGCTGCTGTAACTATATTTTTAGAATCTCTTTTTCGTTCAGATTTAGGGATTACTATCCTAGTAGCAATGAGAGTTACGATAAAAGCATAAATGTTTAAAATTAGCCCCCATATCAAAAAACTTAGCATTTTTAAAGCCCTTTAACACAAATTCTTAATTTTTCTCGTCTTACAAACCTAGGTAAAAGTCTATTTTTGCTATCTTTTAACTTTTTAAAGTCGCACCAATAAATTTGAAAATCGCCCTTTATCTCGTTCATTTCCCTATCTCCAGACTCTCTATCTTAGGTACTATCCTAAAATTATCTTTCACTACTCTTTTAAGACCAAGTTTTACCAGATCCTCATCTTTTAGCTCTGCTAAAGCCTCTTTGTTTGGTGTCTCCGTATAGCTTATGCACTCTTTGGCCAACCCAAACGCTTTTATTGAGCTAACTAGTGCCTCAAGCTTTGCTTTTACTCGTGGTAAGCTTACACTCTTACTTATGCGGTATCCAATCTCGCCGAAGGTAAATTCTTTCGAGCGTTTTTCGGCAAATTCGGCCTTATTGTCCTCACAAAATAGTGTGATTTGCTGCTCTAAAAAGCTTTTTTCACTCTCTAGTCTTTCAACTTCGCTCTTTCTGGCTTCTTTTATACGGTTGCATTCAATCGTTACTTCACCGTTAATTTTTTCGATGCCTACGCTTAGCTCGCATACCTTTTTTAGCGCGTTATCTATATCGCTAAAACTATTTATTTCCATGTTTTCCTCCTAATATTTTAAATTTCATCGCAAATTTAAGCTTTGCGACATACCCGTAGACCGTGCAAACGGGTAAATTCGCTTTGGCTTTTTTATGATTTTTAAACTCAAGCGCCATCACTCAAACAAACTAAATTTAAGCTCACTTAGGCCGTATTCTTTAGCCCACGCCGCCTCTTGTGCCATGCCTGTACTCTTGTCGCTCCACTTGCACGGATGGCGGTAGTAGTAGCTACACACTCTAAGCAGTTCTTCGCAGTTTTTCATTACTCTTTCACGCTCAAGCTCACTATATATATCCATCCACGCAAGCACGGGCGAGATAGGCTCGTAGCCGTTAGCTCTGACGATAGCGCAAGCCTGCTGCGCTATTTGCTTAGCGTAGTAGTTTCTGTCCCGATCTTTGCACTCGATACTAGCATAAGGCGTAGAAACAAACACTAATCTCGCTGTTTTCATTTATTCTCCTTTCTTTTTTTACCTACTTTTAACGGCGAGCCAAGCCCACCTAAAGTAGCAAACGCTAAAGCACACCGCGCCATCCAGACGCGGCGTAACTCACCTCAATTTAACTTTATGGGAAGCTCCGCAAAGCTCCCGAAAAATCAAATTTAAGCCACCGTATCGATTACTTTGCCATCGGCTGTTCTTACGATATATTTGCCTACTAGCTTAAACATGCTCTTTGAGCAGTCAGACTTTTGTCCATTTATCATGCTTATGCGCCTTATGCCCCATAGTTCACCTTTAGTACTTACTCTCATTTCAAATCCTTTCTCTTCAAATTCTCTCATCAGCCTAACTAGCCCCGCCGCTTGCGTTCTATTAACTGCGCTATTTACCGCCATTACGCTCTCCTTGTTTGATATACTAGATTCGCTGCCACTTTAGCTTCGTATCCCAAAGCCAAATTTAGCGACGTTTTTTCATATAGCCTCGCATTGTCGCCTTCGGCTAAAAACTCCGCTATTTACCCATCTATTCCGTTCATTTGACCGATTTTTATGAGCTCGTCCCTGCTTAAAACCATCTCCGGAGAGTAAGTAAGCCTGCTTTGTAAATAGCCACCCAACTTATCTATACGTTTTTTAAGCACCCCAAGGCCTACTGCTACGACTGCTATGCCTAGTTTGTAGCGTTTACCGTATTCGTAGATTTCTCTTAAAAGCTCAAATTTTCTCTCAAACGTTAAGTC